TTTTTTCTTTATCGAACTAAAGTCTGTTTTTTTGATTGCCATAATGTTTTTTTAAAAAGATAAGAAAAAGTGGGTACATTGTCCAATAATATACCCACAATTTTTAAATAAATTAGAATGGTAGCTCTTCGTCAATATCGTCACCTTCCTGTGGATCAACGACTTTTGTTTCCTCTTTTGATTTTTTACCACCCAATGTAATTTCTTCTTCAGTTGAGTTACTGTAAATGTATTTTCCGGCATCTGAATCCCATCTTGGTGTTTCACCACGAGCAATTGCTTCAAGGTATTCTGTAGGTTTTTTAGAATAAACATCTTCCCAAGTAAGTTCATCTTCAATCCAAGATGTCATTGTGTCTTCATCTTCGTGAACTGGAGCTGGGTCATCATACATAACTGTTTGAATTACGGTATAGAATGCACCTTTTGGTGTTTTTGCTTTTGTTAGTTCAAGGATAAGGTCTCTTCCTTTTTCAGAGTCAGCAACATCACCTTTTGCTTTATAGATAGGAATAATTTTATCAAAAATTCCTTCTTGTTTGTAGTTGTGTTTGAATCGCCAGAATTTAGGACCATCTTGTTCATTGTCACGGTCAATAACTTTAACAATATAAAACTTACGTGGTTTGTATTGTTTTGCAAGTTCTTTGTCAGATTCTTTACCAGTGTTTGTTAATTCTTCATAAACTTCACTTAATGGTGAACGTTCATTATCGTTTTTTCCTGGATCATAGAACTTTTGCCATTTACCATCAACAAGAATTTCGTGAAACCAAACTTCCTTAAATGGTGATGAACCGTCCGGAGTAGGTAAGATACGGATTCTTTTTTGTGCTTGCTTTTCATTGTCTTTAAGTATTGCAGCAAAATACTTTTTCATTCTTTCTTCTTGAGACATTTTTGAAGTGGAAGAAGAACCACTTTGTTTTGAGCTTTCATACTGAGCCAAAACTGCATCTAAAACATTGTTTGTCGCCATATATATTATTTATTAAAAGTTTACAATAGAAAATATAAGTTAAATAAAAATAGTAGTCAATAAGCTTAATAAAAAAAATTACATCATATCGTTTTCGTCATCATAATCACCAAAATCATTGAACGTGTCTTTTACTTCTCTAGGTGATAGTTCTTCAACTTGGTCGGTTGTTAAAACATATTCATTTTTTCCACTCTTTTGCATATCCTCTTGTTTGTCTTCAAAAAAATCTGAAAGTTTTTGATTAAACGGTCCAGAATCAAGACTTCTTAATTCAAGTTTTTCAACTGGTGTTTTTGGTCTAAATCTATCAAATTTAGTTTCTAAGTCATTAATTTTATTAACAAGGTTGTCCATTTCACCAAGTTTACTTTCAAGGTTTTGTAATTGTGAAAATAAGTTGTTAAAATATTCTTCTTGTTTATCTGACATTGATTTTTGTGTATCAACAAGATCTGTAATATCTAATTCTTCAGTATCACCTTCTTCGCCTTCTGGTGTTTCGTCTCCACCAATTTCTTCTACGTCTGGGTCATTTGCAATATCAACTGTTGTTCCAGTTGTTGCTCCTGTTGCTCCCATATCTCCACCTGGTGGTGGAGGTGGTGTCACGGTAGAGGTATCACCGGTTGGTGGTGTACCTAAACCACCTGGTTCTGGTAAATCTAGACCAACATCACCGGTTGGTGGTGCACCTAAATCTAGTGGTTCATCAGTTGCTTGTTCAACAATATATTTGTTAATACTGTTAAATCTTTTAATTTCTTGAAGAATTTTACTATCTACTTTCATTTTAACCGTTTAATAATGTTTTTATTCCTGATTTGGTTTCAACGTGAATTTTTTTGAACTGTTTCATAGTGTTGTCGACTCTTTCAATAAGACCATCTTTCATTCTTACAGTATAACAATCTCCGGTGTCTAAGTCACAAACTTGTTTTGTTCCATTACCCATATCTTTTTCTGACATTCTTGTATTTTTACCAAGATAGTTGTCTAATATTAATTTAGTGTTACTCATACAATTTTTATTTATAAATATCAACAAATTTTAAATATTATAAAGTTTCTAATAAATTATAAGATTTAGTAACTTTTTCTTTTATTTTTTCTCTATCGGATTCAATCATTTCATCATAAACTTTTGTTGATTTATTTTTAGGAAAATCAATAATATAAGTTTTTGTTATTGCATTTATTATTGTTGTTTTAATTTGTTCTGTTGTGGTTGCTGTTAAATCTAAATATGATTCAATTGTACCGATTTTTCCTTTATATTTATTAACCATAAAATCTATAAATTTTTCTATTGAGTCAAATTTAGCCATTGGTACTTTTAAATTTGTACCTTGGTCTACACAATAATATTCTAAATCAAAATATGAAACTGAACCACCCCAATTAACATTTAATGGTATTGCTGAGTAATTGTTGTTAAAAGTTTTAAAATTAGGTGATGTAAAACTTCCAATGTACATTGTTGAAAATATAAAAGCTCTTAATAGCCCAGATCTTTCGCTATCAAATCCTTGTGTTTTGATTTTATCTGTCAATAATTTATAAACATTTTTTGGTGTTGATGTTGTTTCTGTTGGTGTTACATTTACATAACCTTGATAATCTCTAATTAGGTTTGCCGAACAATTTTGTGTTGACACAATACCTATACCAGATGTTGCATAACTCACAGAACTATTTTTTTCAGACAAAATATTTTCTGGTGTTTCACTCAATCTATTATCTTCTTCTTGAATTTTTTGTCTTAATGAAACCAATATCTTATTACTCAACGATTGTAAGTATTTATCAAGTGCGGGAATACTATAAAAGGGTTGTCTTTGACCTTCAAAAGACGTGTCAAATCCACTATCATTTATTTTATGTGTTACTTTTGTAATCATATATGGTCCACTAAACATTGGCACATACCTCAAATTAAAATACATCATTGGTTGAATCATTGCGTTTCCTAACATATCAACACTACACTTGTAACTTCTATTTCTATATACATTGTAAAGTGATGCACTCTGTGATGCACCACCTCTGTTTCTATTTAAATTTGCCATTTGATTTAACATTTCCAATGATTCCGTTGTTGGGTCTCCAGGTTCTTGTGATACGTCAAATCTTTTGAAGATTTGTTGGTTTTGAGGTCCCATATCAATATTAAATCCAACAACTTTATTTGATCTGTCCCAATCTTGTTTTCCGTCTTGGTCTTCAACTAACGGACAATCGCTTGCACGTCTCAAATCAAAAGCATCATCTCTAAATCTATAATCAACATTATCATTAAGGGCTAAATGTTCACTAGGTTTACTAGCATATAGACAAAGAAATTTAGAGCTTGTTTCTCTGTAATCTACTGTTGTAAATGTACCAAACAATGTATTTGCAAACTCTAAAGACCCTTCTGGATTTGGTGATGGGTTTTTACTAGCGTCTTGTACATTATAAAAATTTGCATATGCTGGCAAAGTAAAGAAAGTAAAATTATTTTCCGTAATTATTGTTGACACAATATCTATCATTTTATTTATATATGTACCATAATCTATTGTGTCTTTAGCTTTAAAAACATCGACATATATTTTTTGTCCAACATCTCTACTGGCTCTATCAAATAATAAAACGTCTTCAAATAAAGTTTTAGTTTTATAATCACCTCCGGCAATCCAAGTATCATTAAGCCCTTTGAACATGTCATAAAGTTCATACCTTGTTTGTTCACCATCCAAATCTGCTTTTACTTTTTTTGCTTCTTTTCTTATAATAACTGGTTTTAAATTTTTTCTTACTGTTGTTAACTCTAAATCTAGCACTGTGTTGATATAGGTTTCGCTTTTTGTAATATACTGTGACATAAGATTAAAGAATTTATCTCTATTCATAGATGGGTCATTTAATTTCTGTGTTGCGTATATTTTTATTATTGGTGCAAAGTTTATAACATTTTGTTCTGAAAATTCAACATTCATATCTATGAAAAAATCTGTAATATAAGAACCAGAATTTGAGTATGTGAGTAATGTAATTTCAGAAAACCCAACATAGGTTTCTAGTGCTTTCCAAGTATTTGGGTACTGTGTTTTTGAATTGGCTAAAGTTATAGAATTGGATGATGATGGTAATGCGTTTGGTGAGCTTGTTACGTAATAGTTATAAGAATATGGGTCTTGTATAAATTCGTTCGAAAATGTATAAAATAATTTTTTATCAAAATTTGATGGGTTTCCAATTTTCAACACTACTTGATATTCCATAAAATTTTTAAAGTTATTCTGAAATGTTGAAATTTGGTTTTCTTGAATTTCTTTAATTATCTCACTTGGTGTTGTTTTGGTTGGTTTTGGTACTTTCATTAACAATCTCATTAATGCTTGAAAGTTTTTAAAGTCTTTTTGAGTTTGTAGTTCGTTAGTTTTTGATTCAATTGTTGTTTCAACATCGTATACTGATTTAGAAAATAGTAAAAATTCTTTTTCTAGGGTATCTAAAGCTTTTTTGTCAAAAGCACTAAACATATCATCTATTTTAGTATAGCTTGATGGTTGCCCATTAATTGAAAAATTTTCTTGGGGTTGTAATTCAGATAAAATATTTTTAAGGTAACTGTCTGAAGATGGTTTTGACAATTTTTGATTGTCAAAATATCCATAGTTTGGCGCTTTCCAAAAGTTTCTTATACTCCCATTAAAAAGAGCTGGATTATTTTTTACTTCGGTTTTTATATTTCCAAAACTATTAAAACATTCTTGATTTATTTGATTTACTGGAGCACCAAAAGACGGTAATGGATAAATGAAATCTTGATTTTCAACTGAAGCATAACAACTCCAAGGTTTCAACATTAATGACCGACTATTGTTAAACGAATCAAAACCGTTCAATTTAGTCAAGACAGTGTCATTATCAAAATTCAAAAATAAAGAACCATCGTTTATTGCTGCTTGTATATCACCACTTGAGTAATCTATATTTTCAAGATTCGCGATTTTAAAGTCTGTTAAATTTAATCCAGTTGGGTATGTTTCAGAAATTAAATAAAATCCTACACCACCTGATGTTCCTGATAATTGTGAAATTATTGTTGTGTCTAAAATGATACCAGGACCAGATAATATACTTCCTGTTATTATGTCTGGTGATGATATTGATACGATTTCAAGAGTATTTGTTCCTGCGGAAATTTTACAGGTTCCAACAACTTCATAGGTTGAATCGAAAACCCTAACTCCTTGATAAAAGACATTAAAATCATCTAATGTTTTTGGATAAAATCCTGTATTCATAACTGTCTTACTGAATGAACCAACGGTTAGGTCTTCTTGTAAAACAAACTTATATGGTGAACCATCTATTGTTAAATCATAATTTTTTGTAACAGCACTTGTAATAGGGTCATAATTTCCTTGATAGTTAAAGTCAGTCCATATATCTTGTAAAAAATCATTTCCAGTTTCTATCCAAGTTTTATATCTATGCCAAATCGATCCATATTTTAAAATCCAAGAATACGGTAATTTATGTACTGCACCATATTTTTTTATTGTTGATAAAATATAATCTAATTCTTTTACCACACCATTTTCATATGTTTTATATCTTTCTGTTGTTGTTGTTAATGGTAAACTGTTTAAAAAAAGATATGCAGCTTCTTTGTATGGGTATTGATTAAATGAATTGTATCGAAACTCATAAACACCTTTTTGTATTGCATTAACAAAATATGGTGTATTAAGTATTGATGTAGTTTGAGTTGCAACAAGATTATTTTTGTAATTTGAGTAATTTACGTTACCTTCTGTTATGTACTGTTTGTTAAAGCTTCTACCTTGATAAAAACTACTTAAATCTGAAAGATTTAGTTCTTGTGTAAAGTTTGTTGATTCATAAACAAAATTTGAAATTGGTAGTTTTTGTGTTGTTTGTCCTTGTTCAAAGTTTGTTATAACTTTATATATATTGTTATAATTTAACACATTTGAAGTTATAAACGCGTCAATTGCCCTAGTAATAATATTACCATTAGCCATATTACTTTTTATCCACAAAATATTTGTTAGCGGATAAATGTCTGTAAAATCATAATTTTCAACAACTACAGTTTTACTTAAATATTTATTTATTAAATCGGTACTTTCTATTGATAAACTAGGTTTACTTTGATTATTATCTAAAATTTCTACATTAAATAATTCAAAAGAATTTTTAATATCGTTTTTTATGTATGGTGTGTTAAACTCACCTCTAATATAATTTTGCCAAGAAAATCCTTGTCCTTGATTTGAGATGTCTCTTAAAAAAGAAAGGAAATCAGATAAATCATATTCTTTTAACTTTAATGTCAGAAATGGGTTATCATCACCTAAAGCTTCAATAATATTTAACCTTTCCATTTCAGCGACATAAAATGGAATATTAAATTGATAAACCCCATCCCTATTCATTTTTTCATAGAACGAATTTACTATCAATCTTTCATACATTTCATAAAAAAATTTAATTTCTTCTGTGTTTGTAAACACATCGTTTCCAATCGGAAACTCTAAAGAATTCAAACTTAGTCTTTTTGGGTTTACAAGTGAGTTTGATATTGTTTCTGGGTCTGGTATTTGGGTTTCTCTTGTTGAGTACCCTCGTATAAATTCTTCTATAAACTCAACTTCTGGCCATATTTCTGGACTAAAAGCGTTTAATGATGTTGCAACCGCATCGTCTCCGGGATAAACTAATTCGTACTTTTCACCATCTTTTTTGGTGTCATTTTTATTTATAATTTGTGGCCAAGGGTAAACTGGTGTTTGTGCTTCTGGTAAATCTTTTACATCAACACTTGAGGCGGTACTATTATTAAAAATAGCTGTTTTTCTAAATCTATTTTCTCTTACATTCCACGCTTTTGTGTGTACATCATCCATAAGTCTTAACAGAGCTTCACCTTGTGCAAAAAATACTGCCAAAATATTTCTAATTGTTGGTTCAAATCCAATACCACCCTTTTGTGTACTAGCTGAAATTGATTCGGCTAAAGATTTTGTAAGACCGTCTTCTATTGTTTTTTTTTGTTTTAAAAAATCTTCTTTGATTTTATTTAGTTTTTCAATAAAAGAATCTTTACCATCATAAAAATACAAGTCTTTTCCTTTGATTTCTTTACTTACTTGAACTTCAAATTCACTAGTCAATTGTTGGTTACCTATTGGGTACTCTTTACCCGTTCTTTGGAAGTATGTTTTTTTTAGGTCTAAGTCTGAAGTTGATTTTACACTACTAATAAAAATACAAAAGTTTGTTGAATTGCAAACTATATCAATCGGAACACTATTTTCCGTGTTTTTCCCTAAAGTTTTATTATTTTCAAGTAATGTATTATATTTAAGAATTAAGGCTTTTAGTCTAACGTCGGCATCAAAAATGTCTGTCAATTCTTTTTTATAAAGAAAATTAAAGCGGCCTAAGTTGTCTACATATGGGTTTTTTTCATCCAAAAAAGTTTTTGTCCAAGAGTCAGTGTATGTTACAACGTCAGATCTGTATAATTCTAAGTTTTTTTCAAAATCATCAATATCATTAAGAATGTTCATATTTGTTTTTTTAAAATTTTCATAAATTGTTTTTAAAAAAACATTTAATCTTTTTTGTAACTGTTGTATTGTTAGTTCTGGAAAATTTTCATCAATTAAACCTTTTGCTTTATATTCAGAATAAAGTTCTTTCATCTTTTGATACCCCCCACTCGAAAATGATCTTTCTAGATTTTCAAATGAAGTCTTATTGGTTTTGGTTTCCGTTTTTGTTTCAATAATTGATTTGTACATAAAAGGAACGGCCAACATACCACCCCAGGGTATATAAGATAGTATGGAATATTTGTATGAATAAAATTTTAATTGTACTCTAAAATTTCCTGTGTTTGAGTCATAACTACTTGTGAAGGTATATAACATCAAAGGTAATCTTACTGCCTTTCCTAAATAACCTTTAATTGTTAGGTAGAAAATTGGATATGGTAATTGAAAAAAAGCAGCATACGGTGAATTGTTTCCTCCTTCAAATAGAGCCCTACCTTTAACATCTTCCATAGTAATATCAATTACTGGTAAAAAATCTGTCCCATAGCTAATTGAAATATCTGTAATTCCTAATAAACCATTGTCAACGGCGCCTGGTTGTCCATTTGATGTTAAAGTTTGTTGTACGTAATAATTATCACTTTTATTTGGTGCGTATTTAGTTTTTGTGTTAACTTGGTTTACACCCTTTCCTTGTAATGTGTTTTTTCCTGTTATTTCATCGATATAAGTTTCTTCAAGAAATGTTTTAAAACCTGGATTTAAAAAATTTATTTTTCCAACAGAAATTGTTTTAACCGATTCGTCAAGTGGTACTCCAACCGCTAGTTTTGTTCTAGGAACAACATTACATTCAAGGTTTGCATACATAACCAAATCTTCGTGATTGATTAATCTTTCAGAAACCTTACCATTATTGTCAATTAATTTGTTTGGGTCTATAACGGTTATGTTCTGGTAATCAAATTCAACTAAAATATTTTCACCGTTATTTACCATAATAAAATCTGTAGTTATCTAATGTTGATTTATACTCTTGTAATGAAGTTACTAAAGGATATGGTATTGTCAATACTGAACCGTCCGGAATATTAAACTCAAAACCAGTAAATTCTGGGTTTGCTTGTAATATTAACCAACCAAAAAATGGTGAACTATAATATTGTTGAGAAATTTTATCTAATCTTGATTGACCTACTCTGTAAATATATTTTTTGTCACTACTTTTAGGTTGTAGTGTTAGAAATGGTACAACAGTTTGTTCTCCATTTACTAAAAAATTACTATATCTATTGTAGTACTGTAATTGCATAATTAATTAAATGTTACTTTACCATTAAAGGTCTTTTTATCTTGGTTTAAATTTTTATCCCCATACAAGTTTTTAATTGTTTTAGTGTTTTCATTGTTAGTCTTATAATCTTGCATTTCATATTTAATTTGTTTATCTTTAAAGATTTCTATTGTTTTACTTTGATTGTCTGTCACTAGTTTATAATCTGAATAAATTTTGTAATTTTGTTTCTTTTCAAAATCATCGAATAACTTAACTTCATTACCGTGTGTTATTTCTGTTTCAGTTCTAAAATTTTCACATATTTGTTTAATATTTACTTCCAACCCACTTACATTTTTTACAGCTGGGGTAATAAGTGAATTTAAGAAAACATCAAATTTAGTTTTATCTAAAAAAACATTTATCATAGACATATAAAATCTTTGTTCTGTCTGTGATGATATATTTTTTGTTGGTGTAGGACTTGTATATGTAACATCTTTTGAGTCGTAACCACCTTTATCTAAAATTGATTCACTTTCCATATCATTTAAAAATGATTCAATTATTACTGAATTTGACAAATACATTTTTTCCATATCTATCAAAATATTATCTGTATCTCCTGTTAGTAAATAAACCTTTACACCTCCAGTTTTTTCTTTCACACCGTCTAATTTATTCTGAACAACATCTAATTTTCTAAATGTATAATTTAAAGTTTCTTGTACACTAACAATTGTATTTATTTGTTGTTGTATATTTAAATTTAATTCTGATTCATTTTGATTGAGAGACTTCTTAATTGTTTCTTTCATTTCTCTTAAAACATTATCCGGTACGTTTGGATAACTACTTTTTAATCTTGAAATAATTGGGTTAGTATCGTCTTTTACATCATCGACGGTTTTATTAATTAATTTTTTTATCTTTTTTTCAACGTCATCAGATTTTCCATATATTTTAGTTTCATATTTTTTTGTAAATTCAAACGTTTCACCATCAGCATAATTTGTGTCACCATATACAAGTTGTGCCATAGCCCAAGTTGACACTTGTGTTATTGATTTTGTTTGGTTAATAACTGTGTTAAAATAATTTTTAGTATTATCTTCTAATTCTTTCATTATGTTATAATAATTTAGTTCTCCTGACTCAACACCAGTTGTTGTATCGACATTACTAGTTGTTATTGTACCTATTGGTGTTAAACCTTTTTGTGGTTGTTCATTTTTTACATCTTTGTTTGTTACTGTTGGTCCTCCATTTTTAACTAGTAATTTTTCCAAAGCGGCGTCTCTCTCTGACGTATCTTCAGTTGCAATTGCTCTTTCATCATAAATTTCTGTATTCCCATAATAATTAAATGAAAGTGCGTTTTGTAATTGTTTTATTGGTCCGGCTAAACCTTGACCACCAATAAATTCAAAACCAAGTGAAATTTTTGCAATCATAGGCTGTACACCAATACCTTCTGGATTTAAATCATATATTAATGGATCAAATGTAATTCCTAAACTATTAGGTATAATTTTGGTGTGGTAAAAATCACCAATTCTTAAAACTAAAACTGGTGGTGTTCCAAATGATGTATTTAATGCGTCATTATATTTTAATTGATTGTCATTTCCGATAACTGGTATTGTTTGTCCTGGTCTCATACATTGATTTAAAAATGTTAAACGAGAATTTAAACCTTCTGGTGTTGTTGAGTGGAAGGCCGGACTAAAATATTTTATTTTTTCTTTGAAAGACTCATAAATCATTGGGTTTGTTTCTTTGATTACTTCAAAATAATCGCATTCGGAAAATAAATTTCTTAGTACTTTTTTTGAAATTCCGTCTTTCAATTTTTTTTGAATGTTTGGTCTTGTTACTGGTTTTTTGGGGGTTGTAATTATAATTTCTTGTTCTACTTCTTCTTCAATTTCTATAACGTCATCTATTTTTTCTTCTATTTTAGTCACAATTGTTGCTCCTTTTATTGTTACACTTCTACATGCCATAGCAGGTACATTATTTTTTCCAGTTGTTTCAACACATAAAATTTTTTTTCCATCTATTGTAATTTCTGAATCAAATGCTGATGTAATTTGATCATTAAATTTTAATTTATTTTCATCAAAATAGCTTTTAAACGTTCTCCCATTACCGCAAACTTGTTTAAATAAATAATTTTTTATTGTGTCTAATCTTCTATATGATAAATCCTTATTGTATTCGTCTGCTGTTTGACTACATCCTCCAACAGCATTTGTTCTAGCTTCAAAATCAATTGTTATTGTTGCACCATCTTGTAGTGCTGTTGCCATTTTTTCTATATAAACAACTACAGTGTCCAAACTTTTTTTTATCTGAGTATTCCAAAAGTTTTCTACGTCTTTTGTTTCCCAAGTAAAACCATTATTAGTTGCTTTACTAGAACTATAAGATTTTTCTACAGCTAAATAATTATTATATAATGTTTCATAATCTTTATCACTAGTCTGTTTGCTACACGGACCTGGAATTCCTTGGTCAAAATAAAGTGTAAAATCCAATTGTTCTTTTATTTCTCCAACAAGTTCTTTTTCTTCATTATTTTTTCCAGTCCCATTATAAGTTTGTTTACCTGTGTTGGCACCACCATTTTTTTCTTGTGGTAATTTACTAATTTCTTGAAGGACAATATCAGCTTCTTCTGGTGTTGTTCTTGGGTTATTTAATATTTCTTGATATGTATATAACTCACTTATTGGAATTTGATTAAATTTGGCTGCTAAGTCATACAAATCATACTTTACACAACCAGCAAAGAAAGAGTCAATAATTGAATTAACTTCTTGTTCTGTCTTTTTCTCTAATTGTTTTTCAATAATTGTATTTAAAGCCGCTGGGTTATCCACAACAATTTTCCAAGAAATTGTTCCAGATCTTGACGAATTTTGATAAGTATATATTGGTTCTGGTCTACCTAAAAATTTAGTAGGATTCCATTGGGCTTTTGAATCTTCACTGAAAGTCAAATCATAAGGAGGGAACCACATTATTCTTCCACCATTTGGTCCACGTTCACAAGCTGGTAAATCTTGAATTGTAAATCCGGGTTTATCTGAGGTTCTCCACGCTAGATTTTCTAACGAAAACATATATTTTTTAACCCTACCATCTCTTATGTTTGTTGAACCTTCTCCTCTTAGTGGTGCAATATTTAAATTGAAAGTATTGTCTAGAACGGAATTATGAAATCTTCTACCAGATGTTGTTATACCGTCAGATTTTTGTAAATCACCATAAGTATAATAAGGAGTATCTTTTTGAAAGATTCTACAATATTCTCTACCCACTTCATTTCCGTTAATACCTATTGTTTCTCCACCTGAAACAGAATCATAATAAGCAATAACTTGTGAACCCTTTGTTATTTCTTTATACCCATCATTAAAAACCTTTGATACTTGGTTAATAGCGTTTCCAACATGTTTTAATCTTGCTTTACCAGTCACATTATCAGCAGAATCTATAATTCTTTGGGTGTCATCTAAAATTGACCCTGTTTTCAAATCAAAATCTACCGATTTATCTCTCCCAAATTGACTAGAAATAGAATTAAACTCATTATATAACCTAACAGTATCGGTATCAAAGTCTGGGTTTGGTGTGATAGGGTCTCCACCTTTACCAACTTTAAAACCGGCATTTGCTTGGTATTTTGGTGATGTCCATATGAACTCACCCATAATACCACCACCATCTGTTGTTGATTTACCTTTTAAACCAAAATTTAATTTTTGTTCATTTCCTTCATATAAAATACCTAGTTCACTCGGACCATACACGATTGTGTTTTGTTGTTTACCAAATGCATTTACCGCTACTTGATTAGGTGGTGATACAATTAAAGATGGTTCGGAAAACGCACTACCAACATAATATTTACCCGTTATTTGTGGGTCATTGTCTAAAAAGTTTGTAACAAGATTTTGTAAGTTAGAACTTACACTTCCTCTATTATATGACGGTCTATATGTATTATAATCTAAACTATTAAACAATACAGATTGTTGTGCTTTACCTGTATTTGCTATGAAAATTTCCGAAGGATTTCTAATTAAACTTAAAATAGGTCCAACGTTTCCTGTAATGTTATTTATATTTTCTAAAGCGGTTTCGGCAATAGGTACTTGTATCGGTGAGAAAGTATCAAAATAATCACCAGGAATTGGTGAAGCTGGGTAATAATTTTCTTGTAATCTATTTGTAAATTGTTGATTATTAGCTTGTGTATCTTCACCTACTGTTATTTTCCAATCTTTATTAGACAAAGGTTGGTTGTTAAAATTTGTAAATAGGTTTGAAAAAGGACTGTTTAAGGTATTCAAATTTCCAAAACCAAGTGGTACTGAAGGTCCTTGAGAATTTAAAAACGTAACTTCATAGGCTATTCGTTCTTCAAAGGCCTCTTTTAAGTTTTTTGCTGCAATTTTTGCTAAATAAGTGTCTTGTGATAATGTCCCATCTGTTCCATTTGGGTTCTGACTTGTCAAAATTTGATATGGTTTGTACAACGAAGTTACAAACGGTTCATTATACGACTGAAAATATTGTTCCGACAATTGTATATCGGTTATTGTAAATAAATTATTAAACCCACCCTCTGGTCCATACTTATTTTGAATGTAGGCAGCGTCGATAAAAAATTCATTGACTAAATCTATTGATTGAAAATTGGGGTCGTTGGGGTTGTAAGGTCCTTGGTTTGAATCAACTGGTAATGGTTGTCCCGGTACACTATATTTTCCACTAAACCCACCTTCTGGTCCATATTCATTTAATGGATATAATCCATTTGCAAATTGATTTGTACTAATATAATTGTTTGGTGAATCAATGACTGATGAATCTTGTAATGGTGAAACTTCATAATTGGCATTTCCGGCTGGTGGAATGTAAACACCAGGTACTGTATATGGCACTAAATTTCTAGCCATCAATGAGTTTCTAAACGAAGATGAAGAAACAAAAGACAAAGTACTTTCAGACATACTAATTTTTATTTATATATAAATAACTTGTTACGGAGTTTTTTTAACATTGGCTGGTTCTATTTTACCGTGTAAAGCTTTATTAATTCCATCATCTATAAGTTTTGCAATTTCTGTTTTTGTAACACCTTTTGATAATAAATCTAAAACAATATTTTCCATTTCTTTTGGTAATTTTGATAAATCACTTAATTTAAAATCATAGGTTAATGTGTAGTTAACATTACCAGAATGATTTACTTTTTTTTCTATGTCTGAATTAGTGTAATAATCGTTGAAGTTTTTAATAAAATCGGCATTATTAATTGGTGTTGTTACAATTTTTTTAATTCCGTCTGTTATGTTTTTAAATTCGTTTTTTAAATCGGTAAAAGTAAGTTTTGTACCTTCATTAAAAACTTTTGTTCCTATGTCAAACAATTTGTCACTACTCATATTTAAAAGTTCTTTAATTGAGTAATTCCCCATAAGACCTATATTGTCTCTATATGTTTTTGATGTTGTTGCTTTATCAGAACCAAATTTTGACTCTTCAAATCCTTTAGTTGCTGACTGTAAAGCACCAACATATGCCCCAGAAAATAGATTACTAGATGCCAAACCATAACGTTGTGCCATAACAAATTTGTTAATATTTGTGTTAAGTTTTCTTAGTTCATCTAGTTGATTTCTTGCAATGTCTGGCATAGTGTCTTGTTGAGATAGTTGTTGTTGTTCAACTAGTTTGATTTGTTGTTCTGTCAAGTTATTTACAGCAACTGGGTCATATTCACCGGTAAAGTTTCCTTGTGCATCAACTTTGGCAACTCTAATTTCAGCAACACCTTCCTTATTTATTTGAGCCATTGTCGCTATAAGATTTTTTGTATCTTCATTAATCGGAAGGTTAGGATTTATTAGTTTCAACTTTTGGTCAAAGTTTGCGGCATTTATTGCCATTTTTTGTAACTCACCATTATTATAACCAAGTTCTTTACCAATTTCATTTAATCTTCGTTTTGCCCCTGGTAAAATTTCAAACTGGTTTGCCTCTTTGTTAAACCTAACAAATTCTTTTGTCATATTAACAATTTGATTTTGTAATTCTGTTGGGTCGTTTTGTGATAAGTCCATAAGTCTCAATGGATCCAATAAATCGCTTGTTGTAACACCAAGTCTTTGGAGTGATGCTGCTAGATTTATTGCTCCTTCTGGGTTAAATACTTTATCTACAACCCCAAAAACACCCTCCATAGAAATCCCTAATCTAGATGCTTGAGCTGCCATTTTAGCAAGACCTTTAATGCCACCTTCAAAATTGTACATATTCATTTTGTCAAGGTTACTAACAACAGCGTCTGAAACGGCCTTAACTGTAACACCCGCTTGTTGGGCTATTTTAGTTACTTGTACCATTTTATCACCAATACTAGCAATACCAACACCAACGTCTCTAAAATTAACGGCCAAAGTTTTTTGTTCAACACCCGTAACTTTTGATGTTGCGGCAAAATCTACTAACGTATCTTTACCAATCGTTAAGTTTGTATTCAAAGACTCAAATAAGGTTGACATTGCAACTCCGGCATCAGCAACTTCGAGACCAATTCCAACAAATTCAGGTATTGCATCAGCAACAGCAACAGTAAGTTCTCTTGTTCTTTGACTAGAAACACCTAATGTTCTTGCTAGTCTATAAGCTTCTTCATTTAAAGATTTTGTTGCTTCAAGGTATGTGTCTGCTCCAAAAGCTTCTTTTAGTGTACTTGTTAAAACACTAAAAACATTTTTTGGGTCTTTAATTATATCTCCTAATTTTTTACCAATATCAATTGTAACATCCTGTATACCAGTTTTTACTTCTTCTTTTTTTTCCTGTAAATTAACATTTCCAGAATTTGGGTTTAAATTTAACATAATACGAATGTCTTTAATTGATAAATATTAATTTATTGTTTTTTATTATCTTCAATAATTTTATCAATTAAAAACCTTCTAACATATGTTGGTATTTGTAAGAATTCACTGTATTGAGTTCTTAATATTTTAGCTAAAATATAATATTCGGTAAGTAAATGGGATTGATAATCAGAAGAAAGGCCGAAAAAATTCCACCCCAAAAGCGATACCTACGTTCACTTTTTCTCCAGACGGGGCGTTAACTTCTTTTTTTAGGTCTAATCTTGGTTCGTTTTCATTCAAGAAATTTTTGATGTGTTTTGAATCCATAATTGGCATACTCTCAATAAATTTTGCAATCTCTCCTTGGTCTCTACTTCCATTAAGTTCTACAATGTTTTTTTGTAATCGAAGTGTTGCTGAAGGTGCCATACGACCTTGTGGGTAATTTGCAATTATACTATCAATTTCTATATAATCTTTTAATGTTAAAATTTTAATTTTTACTTGAGCTCCACTTCTTGGTAATTGAGTTTCAAATAAACCTTCTTCGTTTGGTTCTACTGGTGTTTGAACAATATTTAATTCATCAAGTAGAATTGTTGTTGTAAACGTTTTTTCAGTTCTTGGGTCTATAAGTTCTACTGTGTAATCTGGACCAAAAGAAGTGTTTCTTAAAAATATTAATAAAGCTTCTAAATCACCATCAAGTAATTCTTCTGGTCTAAGGTCTGGTTCATAAAGTTTATTTTTTAATAAAGGTAATACAATAGATTCTTTTACAGATTTTGTAAAATTAAGATTTGCTAGAATGTTTTCATCGGCAGCAGTCAAATAACCAACCTTTACACTTTTCTTTTTTGATTTATAAAACTTTCCTTTAGAAGGTAGCATAACCACATCGTGAGGTAAATTAAAATTCATTTGACCAGCTTCATTCACATTTGTATCCATAATAATTCTTTTATTATAAAAATACTTTACTTATGTTTTTTGTAAATATAAATAAAAAAAATCCCCATACAGAAGTTGGGGATCTGAATAAAATATTTTCTTTGAAGTAAGTTTAGTACACAAGGATGCAACGGTCCATTCTAAGAGTTGCTGAAATATCAGCCAACGCATCTTGGGAATAAGATAGAGTACCAAAGTTAACGTCAGTCATAAATGTACCTTCTAAAATCCATTTTTCAACAACTACTCCAGTTGGGTCTAGCATTTCAAGGTCAATATTCTTTTTATAACCAGCAGCATAACCCATACGACCTGTAACGGACTCAGCACATAAACGTACCCACTCCATAAGTGCTTGTGCGGCTGAAGGTCCAATTGGGTCTCTAAATTTAACTGTGATTGGGTCCCAGTTAAAACGTCCAGCAACAAAAGTTGATGTATTTAAAAATTGAATTTCAGTAGAACCAACTTTAATAGAAGGTCTAGAAGCACTTTCAACAAACCATTCGTTTATCCCTAAACTAGATGGAAATCTTACGATAAACCTATTCTGTCTTTTTGGTTCATACGGGATAGGCATTTTCATTAGTAAATCAGCCATAATTTTAATTAAATTTTCTGTTTATTTAATTATAAATATAGACCTAATGAAAATTTTTCTATTTACTTTTATTTTTTTTAAAATTATATATTATATATAAGTTACTTAATTAATAATATTTAATTCTATTTTAATATTAATAATAACTAATAAGTATTTTTTAATTCTTTTTACTTATAACAATTTTTTTAGTTTCATTATCTGATGTATCATATACAACAAAATGAATTTCTGGATATTGAATATATAATTCATT